GGAAAGACACCTGACTACTTTATCAATACTTACGCAAAGATAACTCATCCTCAAAAAGGTCTAATACCTTTTCACCTTTACGATTTCCAGAAAGAGTTATTGAATAGTTTTCAGGATTATCGTTTCAACATCATTTTGAAAGCACGCCAGCTTGGTATATCAACTATATCAGCAGCTTATGTTGCTTGGTTAATGATGTTTCATCGTGAAAAGAATGTTCTTGTTATCGCAACAAAGTTTAGCACAGCGGCAAACTTGGTAAAAAAAGTTAAATCTATAATAAGAAACTTACCACCTTGGTTAAAAATAGCAAATGTTGATATAGACAACAGAACAAGCTTTGTTCTTTCTAATGGTTCGCAAATCAAAGCTTCTTCAACTTCTGGCGACGCTGGTCGTTCAGAAGCTCTTTCGCTTCTTGTTATAGACGAGGCAGCGCACGTTGAAGGCTTGGAAGAGTTGTGGATGGGTCTTTACCCTACACTATCAACCGGTGGTCGCTGTATTGCTCTTTCTACTCCGAATGGTGTTGGAAACTGGTTTCACAAAATCTACACAGAAGCAGAAAGTCAAACAAACGATTTCCACCCAACAATACTTCCTTGGTCTGTTCATCCAGACAGAGACCAAACTTGGTTTGAAAAAGAAACAAGAAATATGTCTCGCCGGGAAATCGCACAAGAGCTTGAATGTAACTTCAACATGTCGGGCGAAACTGTTTTCGCATCAGAAGATTTAGAAAAGTTCCTAAACATGGCTCGCGAACCAAAATACAGAACAGGCTTTGATAGAAACTTATGGATATGGGAAAACTACCAACAAGGCAGAAACTATTTTATATCTGCTGATGTAGCAAGAGGCGACGGCAAAGACTATTCAACAGCTGTTGTATTTGATATAGCTACAATGGAAATGGTTGCGGAATACAGAGGAAAATTAACTCCTGACCTTTTTTCTAAAGTTTTGTATGATATTGGTGTAGAATATGGAAAGTGCTTGTTGGTTGTAGAAAACAACACGGTTGGCTTTGCTGTTTTGGATAAGCTAAAAGAAATGCAATATCCCAATCTTTACTATTCTATTAAGTCAACACACGAATATGTTGAGGAGCATATCGCAGAAAACTTAAATAATGCTGTTGCGGGCTTTTCTATGACTTCAAAGACGAGACCTCTAATCGTCGCAAAGATGGAAGAATTCATAAGAAATGACCTAATTAAGATGTATTCTACACGTCTTTTAGCAGAAATGAAGACATTTGTGTGGAACAATGGTAGAGCGGAAGCAATGAGGTCTTATAATGATGACCTTATAATGGCTACTGCGGTTGCTTGCTGGATTAGAGATACAGCATTAGCAACAAACCAAAGAGACGTAGAATACAGCAAAGCGTTTGTCGGTGCGATAACAAAGAGCAGTCACCAATTAGATACCAGAATAAAGGGTATGGTTGGTGTTAGAAATATGAAACTTCATGATGAAGCCAGAAAGCATTCAAAAACTTTTGATGAGTTTCCTTGGCTTTTTAAGGGATAAAAGATGGCAAAGAAAAATAAGAACAACCCAAGAAACCCACAGAGCCTTTTGTTTAGAAGACTAACAAGACTTCTTTCTGGTCCGCTAACAAATTACAGGACACAAACAAATCATAGACTTCGTAGAATTCAGCTAGACCAATATGCTTCTAAGTTTACATCAGCATCAGGTCGTGATTTTAAAAAGACTGCTTATAACCCCTATGATAACTTGCAAGCACAAGCAATGGCTAGTCAAGCAAGAACAGAGCGGTATGTTGACTTTGACCAAATGGAATACACACCAGAGATAGCATCAGCAATGGATATCTATGCTGATGAGATGACCACTCATAGTGCTCTTAATGCTGTATTGAATATTAACTGCGATAATGAAGAAATAAAACTTATATTGCGAACCCTGTACTATGACGTTCTAAACATAGAATACAATCTATTTTCTTGGTGTCGTGCTATGTGTAAGTATGGCGACTTCTTTTTGTATCTAGATTTAGATGAAAGCTTGGGTATCACCAGTGTTATCGGTCTTCCAACACAAGAAGTGGAAAGACTAGAAGGAGAGGATAAGAGCAATCCAAGTTATATCCAATACCAGTGGAATACAGCCGGCTTAACATTTGAGAACTGGCAAGTCGCACATTTCAGGGTTTTAGGTAATGATAAATACTCTCCATATGGAACTTCGGTTTTGGAGCCAGCCCGCCGTATTTGGCGACAGCTTACCCTGCTTGAAGATGCAATGATGGCTTATCGCATTGTTCGTTCACCAGAGCGTAGAGCTTTCTATATTGATGTCGGCAATATTCCTCCGCAAGATGTAGAACAGTATATGCAGAAAGCAATGACCCAAATGAAGAGAAATCAAGTTGTTGACCCTGATACTGGTCGTGTTGACCTTCGTTATAATCCGCTTTCTGTTGAGGAAGACTATTTCATTCCTGTTCGCGGCGGAACAAGCGGAACAAAGATTGAGTCAATTGCGGGTGGTAAATACACCGGAGATATTGACGATGTTAAGTATCTCAGAGATAAACTATTCTCTGCTTTGAAAATCCCTGCTAGTTATCTTTCTTCCGATGCGGAAAAAACACAAGAAGATAAGACAACACTAGCACAAAAAGATATTAGATTTGCTAGAACAGTTCAGCGTCTTCAGCGCTCTGTTATCACTGAACTAGAAAAGGTTGGTATTATTCACCTCTACACCCTTGGTTATAGAGATGAAGACCTTGTTAGTTTTAAGATTGAGCTAAATAACCCTTCAAAGATAGCAGAGATGCAAGAGTTGGAGCACTGGAAAACAAAGTTTGATATTGCTTCATCAGCAACAGAAGGTTTCTTTTCAAAGCAATGGCTTGCAAAGAAGCTATTCGGTATGTCTGATGATGAGTTTATTCGCTGCCGCAGGGAAATGTTCTATGATAGGCGTTTTGAAGCAGCCCTTGAAACAGCAGCAGAAGCAGAGCAAGCAGCAGCCACAGCACCAGGTGGTGAGCTTGGTGGAGATATGGGCGAAGAAGGTGGTCTCGGCGCTGCTGGAATGGAGCCTGAACTTGGAGCACCAGCCGGCGGCGAAGAAGACATGCTAGCCGCAGCTGGAGAACTCGGCGCCGGAGAAGCCCCCGGTGGAGAAGCACCAGCAGGACCAGAAGAAGGAGACCTACTCGCAGCACCACCAGGAAAGCGTGACGATGGAATGGGCAAGCGTATGAAGCGAGAAGGCGGAAAAACTAAAACCACAACAGCAAAATCTCATGGTTGGTATGAGCCTCGCTCTAACTTTGCTGGCGGAGATAGAAGAGAGAAGTCTGGTCCAACTAAAAAGAATATGACTAGAGCAGCAAGCCCAGAGTTTGGAACTTATAGAAAGACTCTTCCAGGTGCATCAGAACTTTCACAACTGGTAAAAGGCACTGGTGTTTACGAGAGTAAACTAACTACTTACTCTAAGGAGGAAGAAGAAAAGTTATTGAAGAGCCAAGAAGAGTTAAAGGTTTTGTTTGAGAGTATAGACTTAGAAAAGAGGAAAGAAAAGAATGAGATTGAAGCACAATAAGAAGCGTAATACAGCCTTTGTTTACGAGGCACTCATCAGGGAACTCACTAAATCAGTTGTTAAAAACAACAAGCATAAGCAAAATAGAATAGTTTCAATTATGAAAGAGCACTTTGCTCAGGGAACAGAATTGAGCAAAGAGTTGGACCTCTACAAAAGCTTATACGAAACAAAAGATATTGAGAAAAGATTAGCAGAAAAGATTGTTACAGAAGCAAAGCAAAAATACTCATCCCTAAACAAGGGAACTATCTTTAAAGAGCAGTCAGCCTTAATCAACAAAATAAACAAAACTCTTTCAAAAGACCTTTTTAACAACTTTGTTCCAAACTATAAAAACATAGCAACAGTATATTCTATCTTCCAGGATGCTTTGCCTATTAAGGATAGAGTTCTTCTAGAAGAGAACATTGTAGAGCAAATGTCTTCATCAGTAGAGATAATCCAAGAGCAGCAGCAGCCAATGGATAATATTGTTTACAATACTTTTGTTAGCAAGTTTAATGAAGAATATTCAAATAAACTAAATGAAAACCAAAAAGAATTATTAACAATGTATATTTCATCATTTTCAGATAATGGTCTTGAAATGAAATACTACTTAAATGAAGAAATAGGTTCTCTAAAAGATAAGCTAAATGATTGCAAGAACACACCAGAAATTAGCCAAGATAATGCTTTAAAAGAGAAAATAGATAAAGTATACTCAATTTTAGAAACTTATAAAGAAAAAGAAGTTGATACTGACCTAATTGAATTGGTCCTTAAAACACAAGATTTGGTAGAAGAGATAAATAAAAATGGCGATATCAGTTGATATAGAAAGAACCCCACAGGTTAATCTTAAAGCTAGAAGAACTCTTAATGGTAATATTATGATATTTGACCATGAAGATTTTGATATTGTGCTTTCTACTGAAAACAAAAAGTGTATTGCATTTCCCAAAGACCAAATGAGCGATAAAGTGTATGATGCACAAGATAGAATGTTTAAATATCTTGTTAAAAGAGGGATAGTAGAACATTCATCTATTCGTGGCGGTAATGTCCATGGTTCAATGGAAGCGATAGTTATGGAATCAAAAATCCCAGGAGTAGACAACATTCAAGCTGCACTTTATTCAATTAGCGAATATCTCAACAAAGAAAAGCCATTCTTTAAGAGTTCATCCGAATATGACGAAGAAAGGTTGGACCACATGCTTAGACCAGAGCCAGAAGACTCAACCGAGCTTGGGGACGTTCCACAGTCAGACAGAAAGGGTTCTCTCCATCCAGGCATTCGCCCATATGGCTTTATGTATAATTACTCACTTGTCCGTGAGCACAAAAGAAAAGAGGAAGAATGCAACTAGTATACTTCTCTCTTGTTTGCGCTGGTCTAACACAAATCTTAGTATACGGCAAAATCTTGGATAAAATCCGCCCCACTCAGGGCTGGATGGGGGAACTTCTATCCTGTCCGATGTGCACCGGCTTTTGGTCGGGATTATTTTTGTGGGCAGCAAACGCCCATACAGAACTATTTACTTTTGATTATTCTCCTGTAACGGGATTATTTTTAGGCTGTCTTGGGTCTCTTGTAAGTTACATATTTGCAATGACTTTTGACGATAACGGTTTAAAGCTTGACTTTAAAAAGGAGTAACTATGCAGTCTTTCGCAACTATAAGATGGATGATTAGACCTGTTGCTAACTGTTGTAAGGGTTCGTAGATGCTGCGGGTGGTCCCCGCAAGAGGAATAAAATGAAGTTAATAAGAGAATATTACCAACTATGTGAAGGCGGTGTTTGTCAAGACCTCCTAACCGAAGACGACAAGAAGTTTGTTTCAAGTGGCGGACTTATGTTGTCTGGTCTTATGCAAATGGCGGAAACCAAAAATGGAAATGGTAGAGTTTACCCACAATCCATTCTTGAAAGAGAAGTAAAGAATTATGCGCAACTAGTAAAGGAGCGCAGAGCACTTGGAGAACTTGACCACCCAGAAAGTTCAGTTATTAACCTTAATAACGCTTCGCATATGGTAACAAAGATTTGGATGGAAGGCAATAAGTGTATGGGCACTATTCGTGTTCTTGATACTCCATCCGGAAAGATTCTTCGTTCTCTTGTAGAATCAGGAGTTCAGTTGGGTATTTCTTCACGTGGTATGGGCTCTGTTCGTGAGAACAACGGAGTTACACTAGTTGAGGACGACTTTCAATTAATTTGTTTTGATATGGTCTCTGACCCATCAACTCCTGGTGCTTTTATGATGACGGAAGCAAGAGACCCTTCCAACATCTTTACCAAGGGGTACAAGATTAATAGAGCCCTAAATGATATTTTATATAAGTTTGAGAAGTAAATGAAACGTTCAGAATTAAAAGCAATGATTAAAGAGTGTGTGAAAGAAGCACTTTTTGAAGAAGGTGTTCTTTCAGAGATAATAGCAGAAGTTGCCTTTGGTTTAACCAAAGCACAAAATATTATGCTTGAACAAAAAGCACCACAACAACCTTCTCCCCAATTTCAGCAAAAGCTAAATGAAGAGAGAGAAGAAGAGCAACGAAAAAAGCTTTTAGAAACAAAGAGAAAAATGCTTGATGC